CTGTCCGGCTGCCTTATCTTTAACCGAATAAATTAACATAGTATCCATTTTTTTTTAACCTCCATAATTAAAGCCTAACTCCGCCACGAGTGACGGTTTTGCGAAGATTTCTGCGATGAACTCTGCGCGCCGTTCTTCTGAACAGTTTGCTGCTCGCTCTCTTGCTTAATCTGCGTCTGAATCTCATTGCTGTTTACCTCCTTCATCTGAAACACCTTGCTCAAACGGCTCTTTGACGTTCGGATCCACATCAGAACCGCCGATATTATTAACATGATCTCCGTCAGATTGCTTTCCAACCACGTCAGAACCTGATTTACAAGACTTAACATACTCGTTATACTCCTTCTCAGCTATAGCCATAACCTTACTTAACATCTGATCAATCGGAACATCCGGACTTATACCGTAACGAACGTATAAACCGTCAACGTCGTTAGTCAAATCCCGAATGTGATCCAAATCATCCTGAGGCGTCGGAACGTCAACAACCTCATCGGTAAACACAGGCTGGAAACCCATGAGATCAGCCAGATCGGGCGGCAAGAACTTTTCAAGAATCTTTTTAAAAGCAACTCCTTCATTGCTCTGGATCAGCTGCTGATCATCACGTTGACCGACGACAACAGGCTCTTGTTTATCGTCGTCCCACTCGTAAACGTCCGAAAACTGCGTAAACGTCTTACCGCCGGGCGAAGCTCCTTCGCGATAATGTTCGTTTCTATACTTCACTATCAAACACCTCCTCTCTTACGCGACGAAGAAAATTCCATTGACCTTCACGTAACTCATCTTTACAAGAAGATAAATAATAAACCAACGGACCCAAACATAATCGCAATAAGTCTTTATTGAAGTCGCATTGAGAATAAGTCCAAGATACATATCCAAAATACAAAAATTCGAATAAATTCTCGACCTCATAAAGACTATCACTTTTGCCTACTTCGTCTTTTTTCATAAAAGACACCTCCTCTTTTAATTTAACAACTAAGTTGTTATGTAAGTATTATAAAAGAAAAAAGTTACCAAGTCAAGCATATTTAAATTTTTTGCTAAAATTGCAATAATTAAAATTGCGGACGTCTTCGGCGTTTAAGTTTATAATCTTTTGAAACTTTAGGACTTATACTAACGCCAAACTGTTTCTTTTTAATTTTAGCGAGCTCGTGAAGCTCTTTCCAATCACGTTCTTTTAACTTACCTACTCGAATCCGCTGTTCAACAATATGATCGACAACCACACCGTCACGTTCAAGAACTTTTAAATAATACCTGGGAGCGTTCCGCTCCATACCAGAAACATAAACTTTACCGGTTTTATAAATCGAATATGTTAAGTCCTTAATGACGTTATACCCTATACCGGGGCGAGTACTCATACACACGAACGGTTTAACCTCATGCGGTCGCCCGTCAAGTTTTTGCATATAATTGACGACATAGCGCGCAGTCGCCGGAGTAACCTCAACAGCCGTTACAAATCCATGCTGCCATATTCGTTCGCAAATCTCACTTTTATAAATCCACCCGTCATTATAAAAGAAACGCTCAAGGTCAGGAGGACGCCAACCGAATAAACATATATGAAAATGCGGACGTCCTCCCTTGTCGCCATATTCACCACACGCAAAATAACGGATCTTTCGCGGCTCAAGATATTTACGAAGTCTTTTAACAAAAAGCTGTAAATCGCGCTTTACAAGCGACTCAGGATTGTTTCGGTAAGTCAACGTAAGCATTATAGTTTCATCGTGTTGCTTAAGTTCATCCATAATACGGACAGTCCACTCATCTGCACGCGCCTTTAAACACTCAACGCACTTACCGCACTTAATCCGGATCTGCTTCCACTTAGAAAGGTAAACACCTGCGCCAAGGTTATCCTCTTTAGGAGGAACCCAAACTATACGCTCGCCATCATACCATACTAACCGGGGATATAAACACATAACAAACAACTCCAATTTCTCTAAAAACTCGCGCTTCGCGCTCGTTTGGTGTCACTTGGCACATAATTATCAAGTAGAGACATGTGCCATTATAAATGTTAGTACCTCGCGCTGCGAGGTACTAACAAAAGGGCGCTCTCCTTTTGATTGCAAATCCGCTTCGCGGGAGAGCGCGTTTTACGAGTTAATAAGAGAATTACCAGCGGCGCCGCGCATAAATATTCGCAACGTCCCGAGCCGTATCGCCTTGAATATACGCACGCTCGAGGGACGCGTTCGCCGAAAGACCTTTACTGAAAGCCATAGCCGTGGCACTCACTATACCGGACAAAAACTTAAGCATATCGCCGTAACCGCTACCAGACTGCCCTGCATGGGCTGCGCCAACTGAAGCAGAAGCACCGCCGGAACCGCCATAACTCGCAGAGCTACCAGAAGGCGAGCTCATCTGACCGCCGGACGAATAAAGCAACGCCGGATTAAGCCCGACAGCTTTCATATCCTTAACAGCTCTACTATAAGAAGTGCTGCTCATCCTCTCTTGCCACTCGCGATTTAAAGCAGCTTCGCGAGCATTAAAAGAACGGTTAAGCTCGTTCTGATGAGCGGTAAAATCGCGAGACTTAGCCGCTTCCATAGCGTTGAACTCTTGAGCTTGCTTGTTAAAAAAGTTTTGGCGGGCAAAATCAACGTTTCCGGTAAAACGGTTACCAATACCCTGGAAAAAACCTACAGAACCAAGACTACCTTTATCCAAAGGATTAGTTGCGGGAATAACCATAAAACCTCCTTAATGATGATCAACAAAACCAGGAACGGAATAAGTCGGCAACGGACGCACAGCGCGCACGTTAAAATAAGACGATACCATAAACTGAGGCGTATCCGGCGAAGAAGCTACAGCAAGAATACGATCAACGTTGCTCGGATCTTCTTTCATGAACTGGCTATTCAATGTGGGCGCATTTTCGTAAACATCGCCTAAGTGCCAGATGTCAAGACCACTACCGGTAGTGGATCGAAGCGCACCGGTTACTACATTATGACGCTGACGATATTCCGCCCAAGCTTCGTTATATCCAAAAACCCGATCAGGAGTAACAGAGGAATCGTTAAAAAGCTGACGAGTATAAACAGGTTGCTCGCCTATATTCGCAAAGACCGGATCGTAAAAATCGTACTGACCAAGACGCATAAGCCTCTTATCGACACCTTGCTGGTAGGTGTGATAATACCGGATAACAGATACGCCAATAATATAACCGTGTTCAGTAAAACCTTTTTTGAAACGCGCCTTACCAAGAGAGAGAGAGTTAGCGCCAAGGTTACCAAGAGGACTTGCGTCATTACCCGAGGAAGTCTGAGACGTCTGACTGACCTGCTGAATATTGAGGGGCGTCCTGGATCCGCCGAGATACTCTGAACGCTGCAAGCGCGCATCCGGAGAAGTCACGCCAAAATGCGACAAAAGATACTCAACGTATCTCGTACCGGAACGCGCATTCCGTTCAAGAAGTTTCTGCAACTGAAAGGCAAAGCGAAAATCGTTAACCGAAGGATTAACGATAGCCTGACCAAGATCGACATATAAGTTATCGGGCGAGCCAAGGTTAAACTGAATCCCGGAATAACTCGTTGTATTACCACCCGAAAGCTGATACGATCCGGAACCAGGAACAGAAGAGCCAAAAATAAACGGATTTAAAACATTACTTCCTATATCTCCATCCTTAACATAAAAACTCATAGGAGTTTGCTGCTTAGCACGATCACCAGAAGAAGTACGAGGATTACCGGTATAAATCGGCAAAGGATTAGCAGAGCCGCCAACGTTTATAGAAACCGGATCACCCTTCTGCGGCGAAGGCAATGCAGACGTAAAAAAGTCGTGCATCTTGTTAACAATATAGGGTTTACCGAAAATATTATTCGGCCCAAAATCGTTTGTATTAAAAGTCACACCGGTTGCAGGCTCAATATTAACGGCGTCCTCAGTATTCTCGTTACGCCACCAGTCATTGACAACCTTAGCGTAAGCACGAAGAGGAAGCTGAGACAACTCAAGCGCAGAGTCACCGGAAACAGAATACTTTTGACCGGGAACTATATAACCAAAATGGTCCGCAAGAGTGTTAACATAAGCTTTTGATTCCTCTGCAGTCAAGGTCGGAGCTTTAACCGTCGGGACAGTAACTATAGTCTGACGCGCCCAGGCTTTCTCATTTTCGCCGAAAATCTTCGGAAAGTCTTCCATAACAATACGGCTCGGAACAAAGAAAAAGTAAGTATCCATGACCATATTGTCAAAAATAGGCTTAAGAACTGCCGACGTCGTTCTAATAACAGACGCCGCCGTTACATCGAAATTATCTCCAGGCAAAACTTCCTCATAATACGACGGTATAAGCTCACCGGCGTTGCAAGTATAGTTATGCCCGTAAGACATATCAAAAGAACTCCGACCGACGCGAACCGTCGGAAGCTTAGAAACAACATAGCGCTTACTCATCGCTTAAACCTCCGCAGGATAATCCATAACGAAAAACGGCTCAGGATACCCGATAACAGTGCCACGAATATAGTCATACTCGCCGAGTATGAAAAGAGCGAGATCGCCTCGATAAGGAAACGCCTTAAAAACCTCAAGAAACTCGCGCTTTGCAACAACTTCATTTATCGCAAGATTCACCTTCTGAAACTGTCCGGCTGCCTTATCTTTAACCGAATAAATTAACATAGTATCCATTTTTTTT